AATCCTGCATCATGAAGTTTTTTGGCCATCGTCTCAGGCATCCTCGGGTCGGCCAAGTGACCATCCCAAATCTTGAGTATCCGAGACATGCGTTCCGGATCGCTCGAATGCCAAAGGAGCGCGCCCCAACCGGTTCCGTGAATAAGCACCCGGCTGCCAGGCTTGAGAACGCGGAACATCTCGTTAAGCGCCTTGGGCACATCGTCGAGGTATTCGAAAACCTGGCTCGACATGGCCGCGTCGAATGTCCCGCCATCATAGGGAAGGAATGCGACACCAGATAGCTCATCAAAATGTTTCCAGACCCAGGCCCCAACCATTGGCCATTCGTGCTCATGTACGGAAACCGTAACACTTGGTTTGTGTTCACACCAATTTCTTTGATATACAAGCCACAAATTCAGGTGATCGATAGCATCGATCTGTTTCCTGGTAGTTGCAACCTCCGGTGCCTTCTGAGGGAATGAAAAAACAACATTCTGTGGGTTCATCACATCAGGTTCAAATGGTACACCGGCATCAATCATGTGCTGTGTCAGCGGGTCTTTAATGTCATTGCGAACTCTACGTATATAGTATTTGGCGTATCGTGGGTGGATGCCCGATGCAGCATTAACTAGCTGTGATACGGTCCCGGATGGCTTTACACAGGTAATTGCCGCCGATGCAGGAATATCTAATTCATCTGCCCATTTGATATTGGTCTTGATCGCAAAGTCGCGTAGATTACTAAGGTTCTCTGGTAGTTCTTTACTTCTGTGATTGTTCAGTTGTTTGTTGTCATAGATACCCGTCAGGGACACACCCAGCAGGCGTTCTTCCTCGGTGTTACGCTTCCAGATTTTCCGAAGATATGGGAAATTGGTTAATGTGCTCTGGAATGTTCCAAGGATAGTTGCCAATTCGACCTTCTCCATCAGGTCTTTCCAGTCATCTTCGGCACGCACCACAACTTCCGTCAAATTACAGAATTGCTGTGGACGGAGTATTATTTCAGAGCATGGGTTGGTTCCGAATTCGTGGTTGGGATCGCGGCGGCCCAGCTTCTCGCAAATATTGATAGATGCTTCTCGATTGAATAGCCCGCGCTCGCCGCTCTTAGAATTATAGAGGGCTAGCCACTCCTCCATAAAAATACCAACATCAGGCTTTTCTGTATAACAGGCGCTGTTGTTGGATAGTGATCGCTGTGGATTTTGTTCCCACCATGCCCCGCTCTTGGCGTGCCTCATACGATCATCAGACAGATTGCTGAGGCTGATCATGGCCGATCTACGCACTCCCCCCACCACAATGGTCTCGCCCACCTTACACATCAAATCATGAGCTTCCAGAGAGGTTAGCTTACGCCCGGCGGCTTCTTTGAAGATATGTACCGTGAACTTGAATAACTCATCCAGAGGACCAGGACCGGATGATCTACCACCAAATGTTTTGAGTCTGGCACCAGCAGGGCGCAACCGGCTCAAGTCCCACTGAGGTATCTCACCCGAGTAAAGGAGCGCAATTAACATCCGCAAAGATTTTGACCAACCTTCTTTCGAGTCCTTGACAACAATGGTTGTCTCGCACGGGAATAGCTGATCAGGAACTTCTGGCAATTTGTTGACATACGGACGCTCAACGGAAAAGCCGACACCGGAGCCATTCATCAGGATGTGCATGGCCTCATCAAAAGCCTTGACATCATCAACCGGAAGGTAAGAACAATTATAACCAGCTGTGTTATCGCGCGCCAGGGCCTTACCAGCAGTCATTAGAGACCGCATCGAGGGCATCACATCAAAATTAGTAATGGCAGCATGGAGTTTGGTATAGAGATTATCGGGGAGTTTGTAGCCAAAATTCGCTTCGAGGTGCAACCGCATAAACTGCATGTATCGCTCGGTAGTTTCATTCCAGTGTTCTCGTCGTTTCTCTTCATCCACAAATCGCGCATACCGAGATTTATGAATAAATTGGCTATACAAATCCATTGAGCTACCTCTTATTTTTCGAAATTGTTTTCTTTGAGTATCTTACTCAGGTGCCTGTTACCATCCAACCAAACATCTGCCAGATATCTCCCGTATTTTCCTTTTTTGTCCTTCTGTGTTCTGAGCACAACTTCGGTACCTTCGGGCAGCAATTCTTGTACAAATGCCTTTGCCTCCTGTGCTCTCTTTCGTTCGTTTAAATCTTTGGAACGCAACTCTGGGGTATCAATATCCAGTAGGCGCACTTTTTCCTTATGAAGAACCGTGCTGAACCCCATATCAATATCAACTTCCAGAGTATCACCATCGATAACCCTGCGCACGACCGCTCGGTACTCATACATCTGATCGATAATCCTCAGAGATGTTTGTTATTTCTTGAATGATTTCAGTAGTGGTACCATTACAAATGTAATGGTTTGGATCATATACTAGCAGGAGGTCCAGTATGGCCTTGTCTATTTCTTGTGATTCCTCAAGGGTATGAACTCTGCCGTTTGATGTGTGGTATTTATTGTTGCGCTGGATGTAATAGTTGATATTGTTGAATTGTGCGAAGGTTTCTAGGAAAAACTGTTCCTGCAAATAGATATAATCCTCATCGAAAAACTTTTTTTCTGTGCGTTTGAGGAAAAATTTTAGGTATACTGCATTGAGCAACAGCGGGCTATCGCAGATAACAAAATCTACCTTGTCCAATAATCTGTAGATGCGCCGATACTGCTCGGCAAACAATTTGATCTGGTTGTGCAGTAGGGAGACATTGCCTTCCCAGGTCACATCCTTGGCATACTCTGATGCCAACTCACAATTAATACCATCCTGCTTCATCAATGAATAGATGCCGGTTGCAATCGTGGATTTGCCGGTTCCTGGGCCTCCTATGATGTTGATGACTTGAGTCTTAGTGTCCATTGTAATAACCCTTCATATGTCTTGTAGTTTGGTCTACCATCTGCCGTTGGGCCGTAATCCCAATCGGTTCAAATACTTGCTTCCAAATATCAAAAGTGACCTTACCCTCGACATCGTAGTTTATTTTCGTTGCGATGCTATTCCATACATCTAGTTTAAATTTATGTGGATTATTCATTCCGTTTCCTTGCGGTCTTACACACCACTTCTCCTTCATGGATAGAATAATCCACCATACCGTCTTCGCCCATACAGACCGAGATAATATAGGTATCATCACCCAAAGATGATGATCCTTTTATGCAGCCGATCATAGGCATTCTTTCCCCGTTAATGAACAAAACTTCATCGTTACTTTTATATTTCATGTACCTTTCTCCACTCATTCAGTTTTACCTTGGCTGATAATCCTCGATACAAGTTCTCCCATATGATCTCTTCTGGATTCAGTCCGACCAACACCATATCATTGATGTCCTTCTGTTCGATATAATCCGGCCAGATACAGACTCGATAGTACTCATCGATCTTCTTTTCATACTTCTTGATAATCTCTACATTTCTGGGCTCATTATCATACACAATGATCGCATTATCAGCATCCATCGAATGGAAATCCGCGCCTGCCATCGCGCAGGCATTCGACAAGAACATTGCATCGAATGGCCCCTCGGTGATGAAATACGGTTTGTTGAAGTCGCACTTATCCCAATTCCAAAGCTTGGGTTGATCCTCATCGAGCATGATCGTGATGTAACGCAGCTCTGTAGTATATAGAGCGCGGCCCTGGAAGCCGAATAGAGTCCCCCCAGGCTTGAAGAATGGGATCACAACCCGCGCATCTGACTTGCCAACGTACTCAAACTTTCCTGGGAAAACTGAATTAGTGAAGCCCCGGAAGTTGTCTGTGTATCTCAGATCGTTATACCACTTCGATGGTATCTTGCGCCGGTCTAGCCACTGGCGGGCATGGTGGTGCTGATCCAGGGAATTGATGGTAGGGAGGGTATCCAGAGCATTCAGATTGGTATGTACCGGCTCCGGCTCAAGAATATCTGCAGTAATCTTGATGTTATCATGATCAACCAGAGACTCTTTTACATACTCCTGGTACATGCCATAGTCGAGGTCTTTCAGGAAATACTTGAGAGTCGTGGATTTGCCACAGTTGTGGCAGTAGTAGAAGAACTTGCCCTTGTTCTCAATCAGGTAGCCGCGCGCCTTGCGCGTATTCGTTTCCGAATCGCCACAGTACCAGCACGAGAAGTTGAAGAGTCTGGCAGATTTTTTCTTGAAATTGCGGAGATATGTACGGGTAAGTTCAGCGTACTTAGAGTCTATATATGACATAACAAACTGGGTAGCACTAAAGCATTATGGAGTCAACTGGCTCTTCAATTTCTTGTTCTTATCTAGCTGTGACATCAAGCGCTTCAGTGTACGTGTCTTTTTTTCCTTCTTGTCCTTCAACCCGAGTAGGGGAGGAGCATAATCAACCTCACCACCGCCGCCATTACCATCCGTTCCAGAAGACCCCATTTGGTTAGCCGGGCCAGTGCCTTCATCTTCCCTGACGTACTGTTCCCTCAATTTCTTGTTCTTTTCCTTCCAGGCGGCGGCATATAGCACCTTCTCCCAGCGATCACCATACTGCTCTTTAAAGCCCGACTTGCGGTCTCTGATCCAATCTTCCATTCCTGGCGGGGCGGTCTCTTTGATCATATCTGTCGAAGCCTCTGTGCTATAGTATTATCGATAGGCTATTCATCTGTGTAAATAATCTCCTCCTCATCAACATTGTACAGCATATCTGGCATGGAATTCAACAAGATCAAGAATGGAGTGATGTATTTAATTTGAGGACGCATCTTCAGGTATAGTATTCGTGGTAGGTGGCGGGGACCGAATACATTGTATAACGTCATGACATGGTTAAGGATCAACTGTTCTCGTAACTCACCTCTTTGTTCATAACGAGTAATCAATTTTTTAATATACTTAATTCTGTTCAAGTCTTCCCTGAACTCCTCAATATCAATACATTGTGGATTGTCATAGTGTTTAGCGCAGTACAGGAAGTAGTTCTTGTGAGTAAGAGGTTCCAGTATCATCCATTAAAAGGTTTCTAAAGTAATCCGTCTAATAGTATCATCTGCAATTGCAATATAGAGATAGTTACCATCATACCAGATACGTCCTTTCGGCACAGTATCAGTAGATGTAGATGGTGTATTACTATTAACAGCAAATATCTGATTAGCACGAGCAACATTAACAGTTACGTTAGCAGCCGAGTTGTTAAAGAAATTTTGAATTGTACACTTTTCAGTATTCGACCCTGAGTTGGCCACGAGTACCACGAAATCGTTTGATGAAGGTGCAGTACACGCAACCAGCTCAGATATTTTTCTACTAGCCATTAGTTACCTATTATGTATTAGGGAATGCTACGTCTTCATCATCACCACTGATTCCACAAGCCACCAGAACCTCTGCCTGAACGCGACCTGCGCGACCACCAGTGCCTTTAGTGACGAGTACATGGCCGCTGTGAGCAACAGACTGGGCATCATTGAATTTAGATGTAGTGATATTCACCAGAACATTAGCGCCCGTCTGATCACCCTCTGGGGTCAGCAAGAAGTTGCTGCTGCCTGGGCTTGCGGTATAACTTCCTTCGGTAGCCACCGAAAGTACTTGCGCACCCAACTCAACATTCAGAACCAAACTGGTACCAGTGCCCGTGACATTAGTTGTTGCTGGGTTAGCACTCGGCACATCAGCAGAGTTAGCATATGAGCCCGGTTTGATGAGGACAATAGATTCAACATTGCCGGTAGCGTTTGCAGTCACCTGGAATGTTGCAGCGATACCTTCGCCTTCATCTAATGCAACAATATCACCGGTCGTATAATCCTGACCAGCGGCTGTGTTGACAGCATAGGTTGAGACTTGAACCGTTTCGACATTGATTACTGCATTGGTAGATGATGCGAGATTTGCCGTAAACTGGGTAGTTCCGTTTGATGTAATCAAAACACCAATACCCGCATTAGCGCCTGGAACAGCGCCAATAATTTTGTATAGGTCGTATGTTGTTTCGTTATCGGCTACACCATAGGTACCAACTGTTGCACCAGTAACGAATGCGTCACCAGTATTGTTACCAAATAGCGCATCACGGTTAGCACTATTGGCAGGCAGTTTTACACTAGTCGGTCCCCACAATACACTATTAGCAGCCGAGTCGTCGTTTTGCCATTGTGCCATTTTTATTTTTCCTTGTCTTCTGTATCTTTAAGCAACATATCTAACATGTATTTAGATGTTTCGGAAAGTTCTTTCTTCTCTCCATCAATGGTTACTTCTAGACCTTTCCTACGTTCAACACGGCGATCTCTCGCAGTTCGTTTTACTCGTTTTGGTGCCATTGAAATTCTAGACCCCACAGTAATTCCGTCGATATGATCAATCGACGTGAGTTGTCTCTGTTTTGCCAGACGCTCTTCTTTGCGCTGGCGCTTGCGATCTTCATGTTCCTGTTTGCTAACCCGCTCGTGGTGTTTAGGACGAAGAGGTGCATCCTTTTTAACATCCAGATCAGGTTTCTTGAACAGTACTCTCTCATCCTTCTTTTTTGGCGTCTCTTTCAGGACCGGCTCCTCAATTTTGGGGGCGGCCTTGCGAGGCTTAGGAGAAGGAACATTCACTGTTTCATCTGTTGCAACAGGATCAGGCTCGATCACAGGTAGATCGCCAACCACTGCTTCTGCTGTCGTATTGATAGCCTGAAGTTCATCCGGGGTTGGTATCTTGAACAGAACCTTCTTACTTGTCGTGTTCGACTCGCTCATCAGCTACTTCCTCTTCTGCTTCTGCTTCTTCTTCGGCCAGCATTTCCAAAATCAAATGCTCAACTTCATCCTCAGAAAAACCTTCACTCAGAAGATGCTCGATGTGCGGAGACAGCTCTTCTTCGAGGGCAGAAATAATTTCTTCCTCAGTAAGTTCAACTTCTGTCTCTTCAACTTCTTCACTCTCACCAGTCAGCTTCTTCTTGTACTTGTCCACAGTGGACTTAGGAGCTGACTTTGTTCCATCCTTGCTGTAAACCATCTTATCTCCATCCTTGTTAGGATCAATGGCATTTGGCTTCCCATCAGCCATTTCTTGAACTTCCTCTTCCTTTTCAGGGATCAAAACTTTAGCAAGAGCTGCTTTGAAAGAAGGAGTCACAAATTTCTTATCGTAATGCATCTTAGTCCTCTTATGTTTCAATGATTTTTCTAAATCGTTGGTTTGTTCTATTTCTTTTAAGATGTCTGAGAGTTTCTATGTTCTTATTTATAGTATTGCGAAGGCTATCGATGGGGTTACCAACGACCTGATCAGCCCCCTTCTTAACAAGCTCATGCGCCCTAGCAACATCAGGGTTGGGAGATGTTCCCTTATTACGAATATTGCGAAGAACGGCCACCATCATTTCTCTGGGCGTTGCTTTGTGACCCAACATGATTGGGTCGCGCGGCACCATTGTATTATCTCGCATTCTTGAATAAGGTTTAGATTTCATGTTCTTGTTTTTCTTTTGGTACACACTTGAATCGTGCTATTTTATATCTTGGGTGTGTTGATTTCCATTTTGCTAATTCTACAGCACCGTAATGTTGACATTGCCAGGGAGTTACCCATTTTTTATTCTCTAAAAAAGTTACAGTATAGTCGTTACAAATTTGTGGGTTGGTCCCTATAACGCAAGCTGTAAAGGCAAGAATGATCATGTATCATTTCCTTTTGTAGTTTCTTTCCATTTGGTGGTAGCAGACATTGTGCGTTTTTGTTGTTTTGCACGATTGCGTCTGGCTTCCTCCTCACGTTTCCTCTTTTCCATATCTGTAGTGGTGCGCTGCTGTTCACCCGAACGGGCAGCATTTCTCTGGCGGCGAGCGCCTCCGGGTCCAAGTCTATTCATAATCATTTCGTGGAGTTTCTCTACAATATTAGCCACGGCCTAGTTTCCCCATCATGCGCTGTAATAGCGATTTCTTGGCTGCGGGCGGCTCTTCTGTCTTGGACACTGATGATCTAGGAGCAGAACGCGGTTCCATACCACGCGGCCTCTTGAATGCTCTGTCATTAACCCTCTTGGCTTCCTGTGGGGAGACCTCTAGGTTACGTTTAAAGTTGTCACTAGCCTCTTTTTTCCACTTATTTTTGATGCGGCCCATTGCAGCCGTGGCCACAACCTTTTCCTGTGGAGACTTGGCATTATCACGCATTTTCTTGATGTGATGATGCCCATCATCGGCTTCGTGTTTTTTTATGCTGTCCCGAAACTCGGGGCGAACATTCTCATCCAAGTTTTCTTTCAGTGCTTTTCTTTTCATCGATCTGTATGTCCCGTATCTACGCAGCACATGCTGTCTAACTTTTTCGTAAATGGCATCATTGGTCAGTACTGTATCTACAATCTTTTCTAGGACACCAAAAATTCTTTCTCTATAATCCTGAAACCGTGCATTCCTATTTACATCCTGGAAAGCAATCAGGGTTCGCTGAAGTCGTTCTCGTTTCTCCAACCCAATTCTTAGCAGGTGGATAAATCGTGATCTGGCCCTTCTATTTGTGGTAATGACTGATTTACTAAGATCAGCCCCCAGGCGCTTACCTGGGACATCCCTATCACTCATCGTTGTTTACGACCATGTAATTTCTTCTTGTGACGTGGATCATTCTTACCATCCTTGACACCAACCAGCTCTCCACGCAGACGATCAGCTTCAGCCCGCTTCACAGCAGGTCTCAGAATTCTTGTGAGTTTCTTGGTGATTGCTTTACCAGCGCCCTTCTCGATCATCTTATCGATGGCGACCTTATCAGCCATCCCCAGCTTTCTATATTGCTGGCCCCGCTTACCGGCAGAGCGTTTACGCATGATCGATCTGGCAAGTCGTTGAGCGCGAATCTTCAGGTTCTTATCGGGAGCAAACTTAACGCGAGCTTTCTTGCGAGCAACAGCCAGCTTACGTGCTGTCCGTATCATACGCTGTGCAAGCTTCCTACGATTGGCGACAGATAGTGCCTCCATCATAGACTGTGTTTTTTTATTGGTTATCTCAGGCCGAAAGTCCAGAAAAGGATTAAAGTTCCGCTTCTTCTGTTCTTTTTCTTCTTCTTTTTTATCGGTTTTTTTAGCCATAATGTGCCCATTTATTATTTTTCTTGTTTATTTAGGCAATTTCTGAGCTTAATTGGGGAGCCAGATATAGTCGGACATTAAGGCATGTTTCATCTTATACCCCAGGCTTTGCATTAGCTGGCCCAATTCCTTATTCTTATTCTCGACAATAACAACTGGTTTGAACTTCTTGATTGTCTCGATGCCACCCCTGATGGCTTCTAGTTCATAACCTTCAATATCCAGTTGAATCATATCACACTTACGAACGCACAATGAATCGATTGTAAACATCGGCATGCGCCCGGCCACTTCATTGTATACGGTAGTGAAAACACCTCGATTGGTCTTGACATGCTGATCATTGACAACACAGGTACCAACCTTTGGTCCGAGTGCTGCATGAAAATGATAGACATGTTTGCAGGGGGTGTTATAGGACATGCAATAGAAGTTTAACCAGTCAGGCTCAAATGCATATACATTCTTGAAGCGTTTGGCATATGCCCTGACATATACACCCATATTGGCACCGGCAGTGATGATAAGATCACTACCCTTCAGGTCTTCGAAATATTTGTGTCTGTGTGAATTCTTCCAGTCCGAGAACGGGCCTTTCCAGGCTCCTTGTTCGCCATGCGGCCACATCCATTGATCACCAAGTCCAGGCTCTAATTCTTGTTCGCGCATCTCGACCAGACTAGCTACATTCATCGTGTTAGCTATTCTTGGCACGGATAGCTTCTTTGAGGACTTCTTTATTTTTCTCGACCACCGATTCTTTCCGCGACCTGATACGACTCGCAGTGGTCTGGACACCCCAGTTTTCTTCGGCTTTTGCGTTAAATTCACCGGGCTTGTAAACCTTGTTTCCATCCGCAGATTTTACTTTCCCTGTGCCCTGCTCATAGTTACGAATGCCGTGTTGTCTGGCCAGCTCGCGGGATTGATATTCACCATAGTGCCTAGTGCCACTACCCTCTGGCTTCAGTTGTACCTCATGATAGGTTACGCGCTTTGGCTTTCCCATAATGCCGCGATGTACTACTTTGTAGATATGCTTTTCCATATGAACGCTCCTTTTTGCTAATATTTATGCGTTGAATGGATTTGTCAAGAAAAAACCACGGGGTAAACCCATTGAATGCGCCACCTGCATTGAGCCAATTGATCATGCTAACTGAGGATTTCTTGTTGGATTGAGCAATCACATGACCTGTGTGTTCCTCGATTATTTTACCTCTATTGAACTTATATTTTCCCATTGTTGATTAGCAGCCTCCTCTTTCTACCAAATTCTGCTGTATAAACTCTATCCTTATAGCCAATAGCAGAATGTGTACAGAACTGTACTTCTTTAAACATATCCGGGTAACCCTCCAAATAACTCATTGTGTACTTTGGGTCTTTTATTCCTGGCGCATGATGTTTGGTTCGATGTTTGTCGCAATTCATGGTTTTCTGATAGTGCTGACTAGAAAAAGCCATTGAACTTTGCTCTATCAATTTCGGACCTTCCCCCCATAGGTGTCTGGTCTGCAACTGGGCCATCGAGCACATCTTCCTGAGCTTCTTGGTCAACATCATAATACCTCATCTTAGGTTTATCTATTCCAATCACAAACCGGGTGTCGTGCGTCGGATCGCCCAGGCGATTCTTCAGTTGCTTGACCATTTGCTGATCCAGTTCATTCAGCTCATCTGTTGAGATAAGGGCAAACATTAGGTCCGTCGTGGCAGGCAGTCCGAACGACTCCGCTGTGTCTTCTAAACCGGGGTCTGAGGAGGAAAATCCTGCTCTATTTGTTTGGGTAGCAGTGATTATAGGTATTGAGCACTCAACTGCGAGGCCCCTTAATTCCTCGGCAATTGCTTTGATGTACTCATATGATGACGACATGCCACGACGAAGCCTAGATGAAGCACAGATATTGATGTAGTCTACATACATCACATCCGGCTTGAAATGTTTCTTGAGTTTCAGTTCATTTAGTAGGTGTTTGAAATTCAGTGAGGAGGCACTGGTTGTTGGATATTCCTTGATGATCAGCTTGCCTATTGTCTTGACCAGATTGATCCGGCGTTGATACTCATCCTTCTCAATCCTGGCTAGCTCGGCTATTGGTGTATCCAGGATATTTGCATCGATGCGCTCGGCAATACGCCAGTCCGCCATCTCTAGCGTGATATACAGCACATTCCTGCCGCTCTGAAGGTCATGGGCGGCCTCTGAGCACATCCAGCGGGACTTACCCACCCCGGTACCTGCCAGGGCCACAGTGAGCGTCTTATCAGGTAATCCGCCTCCTGATATTTTATTGAACATCTGTAGGGAGAATGGTTTGCGTACCTCAACACTGGTATAGTGGTGCCAGCGAGCCTCCCAGTCTTCCAGGAGGTTGTGTCCGATATTCGTATCGAATGAGACCGAAAGTGCCTTGGTCAGTATCTCGGGTATACTGCCTTTGGTGTCTGGTTTGTTTTCGGCAATATCAATCGATGACAGCAGGGCAATATGAATCGCCCGCTCCTGACAGAAATGCTCAGTCTTGTCGATGATCCAATCGAGATCGAAACTCTTCTCGGATCGGAGACCATCTATTGTGCTTTTTGTACTCTGAAATAGTTCTTGACTGAGATTGTCGGTATTTGACAGCTCTATCTGTAGGGCTTCTTTACTCGGGAGGGTATTGTATTTGGCGAGGTATTTGCCGATCAGTTTAAATAGAAGCTTCTCGGCCTTACCGTGGAAGTATTCCTCTCGAAGATAGGGCAGACACTTACGAACATAATCATCATTCTCAATCAAATTCAGAAGG